TTCAGCAGATATTCTTACTTCTTCATTCTGAGTTCTTCCCTGCTCTGCCTGGACTCTGGCGGATTCCGCTTCGGATCTTTCATTTTCAGCCTGATTGCGGCTCCCTTCGGCCTCATTTCTGTTATTTTCAGCTACAATTCTGGATTTCTCACTTGCAACCCGGATGTCTTCTGCATCTTTTCTGTTTTTTTCAGCCGTAACTCTTGCAGATTCCGTGTCGGTCCTGGATTTTTCAGCTTTTACTCTCTTATTTTCTGCGTCAGCCCTGGCTGATTCAGCGCTTTCTCTATCAGTCTCAGCACTTTCCCTGTTAGATTCTGAAGCGTTCCACTTCTTGTCATTTGCTGCCCTGGTATCCTCAGCTTCCACCCTGGCGTTTTCAGCAGTATTTCTTTTCTCTTCCTCAGCTTTTCTAAGCTTTTCAGAAGAAACTCTCTCCTCTTCTGCATTCTGCCTTTCCTTTTCTGCTGATTCTCTATTCGCTTCGCTGTCCTTACGGGCAGATTCGGCTTCGGATCTCTCGTTTTCTGCCTTAACTCGGCTTTTTTCTATATCAACTCTGTTGCTTTCTGCCTCTTCGGTATCCTCAGATACCTGGTTGATCTTCTCCATGGCGGAGATAAACGCTTCCCTAACTTCTTCGCCGTAAACCGCATTCCTAAGCTTTTCAATCTCAACACTGATATCAGCCATTTAATCACCTTCCTTCTTCTGATCGTCTTTCTGTTCTGGCAAACCGTTTTCGGAAAGTATTCCTTCTGGCTCAACTGGATTGTCATTTTCGGAATGTCTACTTACATTTTCTATACTTTTCTTCGTTTCCTCTAACAAAAGTTCCAGTTCTTTGTTCTTCTTCTGAAGCTTTTCATTCTCATTTCTGAGCTTTGTATTCTGCACAGATAATTCCTGCGTTATCTCCGCTGCTTTTTTCTCTCTGATATCTGCAAGCAGCCCTGCAACGATCCCCTCTGCAAGATATGCCGGCAATCCACTGTCAGACAATACCTGGATAGCAGTTGCGTTGAACCTCTGACTTGTCTTTTCCATTATTTCTGATAATCCCATTATTCTGTTTTTCTCCTTTCACTATACAATTCCTGTATCAACTTCAACATCGCAGGAATGATCATACGTTCATTCCAGTTTTCGATTTTTCCATCTGCATTGCTGTATGCAGCTTCTGGAAAGTTATTATATACATCTTCTGCATACAATCCGGGAATATTCTTTCCGGCCATCTGATCGTTCGGATCAAGATATCCTTCTTTGTATCGGAACCACACGACCGGTATATCCAGAATTTTTTCGGCCTCTCCCAGTGACATATCAGAAATATGATCCTTATATCTTTTTGAAGAAGATGATAAATAGCATATTGTAGAACCATCGCTTGCAAAAACTACATGTCCTCCAGATGTGACGTGCGAAAGATTAAAAATCTGAAATGTATCCGTCTGATCCGAAAAAGTATCTGAGCCGCAGTAGATCTTAAAGCCGCCATCGACTTTAAAACCATTTCCGATTGCAGACAACTCAGTCCCTTTTGCAAATATGCTCCCATTTTTAACTGTAAATCCCCCAATAGTTCCCTTGGCACATGTAAATGAACCATCTGTAAGAATCTTAAAATAACTATTGGCCGTAACTAACCCGTTGAAATCAATCTTTGATGCCTTAATCTTGACCTTTTGATTGGTCTGATTAATCTCTGAAGAAATGGATCCCTTACTTACTTTTGTTGTTATTGCATCCTCGGTCTGGGTTATACGGCTGCTTAATGCATTTTCTTTATCTGTAGCCCGTTTTACTTCAGATGTAATTTTACCGTCTGTTACATTTATCTGAGCGCTTAAATCGTCCAACAGCTCCTGAACTTCTCGTAAGCATCGAATGTTTGTGATATACGCTATCTTACCTTGACTTCCGTAAATTCTTACAGAAACAGCCTTAGAAGCTTCTGTAATCTTAAGCTTCTTACTGATTGAATGATATTCATCAGCAGTATAATTACTGAAATATACGGTGCTCCGGTTCCCGGTAAAACCATATTCCATATATGACGGACGTGCAGCATTTCCATCTGATTCTGGATAAGCCATCTCTACACTTATCTGGTACGTGCCTGCAGGAAGCGTGCCTACACTCTGCTCAATTACCACACCACCAGTACCGGAAAATTCAACTTTCAAGCATTTCATATTCAGAAATTCTGATGCTGTTACAGTCGCTACTGTTCCAGTGACTGTATAGGAATCCAAGGATAAATTTTCCTGTTCACCGTTTTTAATATAATCCTTTCTTGAAACCAATTCTTTTGTGCTGGTAATTTTCATGGATATTCGGTCATCTAATACTTTCAAAGAAGAGTTGATTTTCTGATCGGCATATTTAATTGCACCATCTTTTGCTTCAGAGATTGCAGTTTCCACCGACTTCTTATAGCCAGCATCCAGAGATGCTGCTGTAACCGACTCCGCCAGGATCATTCCTCCATTGATTTTTCCGTCCATGGTCAGCGCTACCCCATCAATCGGGCCATCATAACCCTGGCTGTAATGCGCAAGCCCTCCAAGCCCCCAGCGCCACATATTTTTAGCTTTTTCTTTGTAGTCTTCATCATCAGCTACAATAAATTCTTCCGGAACATGGATCGCATATCCGTCTTTAGACTGTTCATTGATTAATCTCTGTGCTTCTGATAATGCTTCTTTTAGGATCTCTTTTTTGGAAGGTATAGATTTTATTTCTTCTTCCATACTTGCTGTTTTCTGGGCATTTGACGAAGTGTATGTTTTATTACTTGTGCTGTCCCCAAGGGTTACGGTATTTTTGCTGAAATCAGCAATATATATTTTCTTTTTTGTCAATGGGAATTCTTTATCAAGGCCATTTGCTTTTGAGATACAACGAATCTTATCACCTATCTGAAATTCACTCATACGACTGTCAAGGACGCTCATATCAATCGCTTTAAGTTCCAGTATCATTTTTTCGTACTGTACACTTTTTAGATATTCCTTGCCCTTTTTCATCAAATTCGCCGGAACTGTAACATCATCCCAAATCACTGCTTTTGTGATCTTGCCATATTCTTTTACCGCATTATCATCCGTGACATATATCACGCCGCCATTGGCATCAGCAATCGTAATACGATCTTCCAGAACACCTACTGCGTCTTTTTTATTTTCTTTCCTTGCCCCCAGTGGGATGATACGGGTGGCAATTTCAGACGCATCAATATTTCTCGAAAATTCAAGCAGATTCTTCCGGAATTCTATGGTCTGTGTATTTTCCCGATAGAAATCTTCGTCCGAAAGATAATCCAAAATCCGAAGCCCCTCTTCATGGCGAACAACAAAATGACCGCCAAGGCGATCTGTCAGGCGGTCTTTCATAAGTTCTCTTGTACTATCGTAGTTTGAATACCGGTACAAGGAATCATTACTGTCCGTCACCGTAACCTTTCCAAGAACGAACTGTTTTCTCTCCTCTACTTGTGAATTATGAATATCAATCAGATCTGCCAGGTATCGCTTTACCGTATAATCTTGATATACTTTGATCGGCTGTATGCTGTCGCAAAAAAATGCAAGTTCTCCCTCACAGAACACTTTTTTTGCTCCAGAAAAATCGTCTTCATCATCATACAAAATACGTCCGTAAAATTCTGGAGTACCGTCATTGTAGAAAACCACATCCGTGGTCAGTTTCTTCACATAATCATAATTGCGGTGATCCGGATATACTGTAAATTCAGCCTGCCCATTAATGTTATCTCCAATTTCGAAATATCCATCTCCAATGTACAAGTTCTGCTTCGGATTATGTAGTACATACTCTGTACCATTTACAAACGCCTTTACCGTATACATTACAGGATGCCTCCTATTCCATTTACCGACCTCTTATATGGATCGCAAGTGCAGGTAATAACAATCTGGGCAAGCACTTCATTTGTTTTCTGTGTATTCAACTCACATCTTCCTGTGTAGCGATAATTCGGATCCGTATCAAGCATAATCGGCAGTTTCTGTCCATGTATCGCCGCAGCGATCGTGCTGATCAGTGAAGACCAGTCTTTGTATGTACAGTTTCTTGCATCAAATGAAAATTCCAACGTCCTCATACCATAAGTCACACCGCCAAACGTAGCCTCTGTAAGATCGAGAGAACCATTCATGCCAGGTACTTCAACATAGCTTGTCTTGACTTCCGGTAATCCTATCTTGATTTCTTTTAATTTTAATCCCCATGCTTTGTAGGAATGGTAATTTCCAAACGTAACGCCTGTTCCTGCCATGATCATCCTCCTCTCTTTTTATGTGAATCAATTCTGGCAAGGTTCTTATCTATGATCGGAGTCTGAGCTCTTCCAACTTCTTTTCCATCAAGATCAACATGAACATGCGTTTCACCGCGGATCTCCACTGTAGTATCTCCAGAACCAAAAACTCCCTGTTTTTCTTTTACAACCTTGTACGTGGTATTTGCGTTCTTGTCAATCGCGATTTTCCCAGTTTCAACTTTTACAGCCATCTGCATCCGTTTTCCAAGCGCCGACATTTCCGTATCCATCTGTTCATACAGATCCGGCATCTTATCTTCAATACCTTCTCCGATTCCAGGCGGAATCCACTGTCCTACTTCATCTGCAAAAACCCGTGACGGCGAATGGATACCCAGCGCACTCTTTACTCCGGCAACAATCCCGGAGAAAAAGTTTCTGACCTGGCTTTCAAACCAGCCGGCCGCATTGCAGATTCCGTTCCATACACCGGTTACAATGTTATATCCAACAGTTACCATCTGAGATGGGAGATTTGCTATTCCGTTTAGTACAGCATTGTACAGACTTGATGCTGCCTGTATTCCTTTCTCCGCAAGTTCAGTTCCCCACTCGGTTACTTTCTGAAGCGCATTGCTTAACCAGTTCCATATCTTCCCTGGCAACTGAGAAAAGAAATTAACGATTGCCTCTACCGTATTCGAAGCAATCTCTCTTGCCTTCTGTAAAGTGTTTGAACCCCAAGTGACAATTTTATTGAACGTTTCTGTCAACCAATTCCAAACTTTCCCAGGTAATTCTGAGAAAAACGCAACAATATTCTCGACGATGATCGGAATATTTGTTTTTACCCAGTTTATTGCGTTCTTTCCAAAATCAACCAACTTGCCAATAACAAATCCCAGAGCATAACCAATTTTGTATGGAAGCTCCGAAAAAAAATGTACAACCGCATCAATTGCGGTACTAACCGCTTGTGTTGCGGCTTCCAGTAATTTAGCTCCCCACTCCTGAATCCCGGAAACAATTTGGGATAAAAATGAGGAAATTCGGCTTGGTAACTCTTCAAACCAAGTGACTACAGCATCGACAATTTCTCCGACTTTCTCCGGGATCTGCTGGATAAATTCAACAATCTGGTCCCAATGTTCCTTGATAACGATAACCAGGTTTGCTACTGCATAAACGATTCCGGCAACCACTGCCGCAACTGCCGCAGGTGCCCCAAGAATGACCGCTCCAACAGCAGCCAAAGCAATACCAATTCCCATCAGGATGTCTTTTACAGCATTGAAGCCGTTTTTGAACATATCCACGAAATTTGTTACTGCAAGAATTGCGCCTGCAATGATAGAACCGATTCCAGCTATCGAAGTACAGAACTTTGAAACGAACGCTATCGCTTTCTCTATTGCCGGAAATTCAAGTTTCAGAACTTCCGTCAGCGTTCCGGCTCCGCCTTTCCAGAGTGTAAAGCCATCAATTACTTTACCAATGACTCCGGTAAGTCCAGAAACGCCTCCTTTTAGTATACCGAGTATGCTAAAAAGAGATTTTACCGAAGAAAGAACAGAGCTTGCCACGCTCAAAGCTGCTATTGATGCAGCAATCGTTCCAATCGCCTTTCCGATTTCTTCTATCGCAGCCGGATCCTGGCTGTCTATCACAGAAAAGAGGTTTTCAACCAGATTCACAACCTCTTCCGTGATATTTCCGGCTGTATCAAAAAATCCCTGGAAAAAACCTTCCAGCAATGCCGAAATACCGGGAAATTCTTCACTCAACCCTTCGCAAAATCCGGTCATAAAATCCTTTGCCGCCTGAATGATCAACGGCAAATTTGATTTTACTGCTTCGCCGATCTTGCCCAACATTTCACCGAAGGACTGGCCTATTTCCTCAGAATGATCTGTCATTGCCTGTAGGAACTCTGTAAACAGATATATACCTGCGGACCACATATCGCCGGCAACATTCAGAATCGCCCGTATAAGCTCAGAAACTACCGTAGCCCCAGCTTCGGCAAATTCTTCCTGGTGATCCATAATTGCATTTATGAACGTACCTACCAGATTCTCTGCGATCCCTATCAATTTTGGGGCTGCATTCATTCCCATTTCAGCCAGCTCTGCAATAGAGTTTCCCAGCGCTTCAACAAAACCATCAAAGCCTTTTTCTGCTATGGCGGAATTCATATCCTCAAGCATCGATGTCAAGGCCTTTACGGTATCTTTCATCGGTTCCTGGACTTTTTCATACAATGAGATCTGGACCGATTCCAGGGCACTTTTTGCAAGGGTGATCGCTCCCTGCAGGTTATCGTTCATGGTATCCGCCATTTTTTCGGCGGCGCCATCGGCATTATAGATGGATTCCGTCAGCTTATCATAATCTTCCGCAGAAGTATTAACGATAGCAAGCAGGCCAGACATACCTTCCTGACCAGCGAGTGTAGCTGCATATTTTGCTTTTAATGCACCTTCAGCTCCATAGGCCTTTTCTGTAAGATCTTCCAGATATTTGTTATATTTCTTTTCCGTCAACTGCCCGGATTCATATTTTGACTGAAGATCTGCCAGCTGCTTCTGATATTCTTCCATCGGCATCTTGCACTGGCCAAATGATTTTCTCAGATCATCCATGATCTCTTTCAAAGATTTCATGGATCCATCGCTGTTACTCAACGAAATCCCGAGATAATCCATAGCATCCGCCATCTTATCTGTCGGCTTTGCCATATTTGTGAGCAACTGCCGTAAAGCCGTACCAGCTGTAGACGCTTTGATACCCTGATTCGCCATCAGGCCCAATGCAATAGATGTATCTTCTATGTTGTATCCGAGCGATCCAGCCACCGGCGCCACATATTTGAAAGATTCACCAAGCATGGAAACATTCGTATTCGAATTTGATGCAGACTGGGCAAGAACATCCGCAAAATGGGTCGCATTCGAAACTTCTTTCGAAAAACCGTCTTTGATGATAGTTGTTGTTCCGTCCGCCGCCAGTCCAAAAGCCGTCATGGCATCTGTGACGATATCACTCGTTCGGCCAAGATCTTCTCCGCTGGCGGCCGCAAGGTTCATAACGCCCTCAATACTGCCGAGCATGTCATTTGTTTTCCATCCAGCCATTGCCATATACTGGAAAGCTTCCGCTGATTCAGAAGCGGAGAACTTTGTCTTCGCTCCCATTTCTTTTGCTTTGTCCGAAAGCTTCACCATATCATCTCCGGAAGCTCCAGAAATAGCCTGGACTTTACTCATTCCGGCTTCGAAATCACCGCCGGCTTTTACTGCTGATGCAGCAAAACCGGTTACTGCTGTAGCTGCTCCGGCAATAACCGCTGCTGTAGCCTTTATTCCCTTTGATGCGATACCGGATATTTTACTGATTCCTGCCTGGAATCCTGACGAATCAATCGCCGTGTCGAATTTTAATGTGCCATCATAAGCCACAACAATCTCACCCCTTTTTCTGGTTCGATCATCGGCTCATAATGGCACTACTTGATCTGTTTTCCGTCTTTTAATTTCACTTCGAAAAAGGCGTGACAGTTCCGCCCCTTACAGGCAACCATCACGCCTCTGCATTCTGCCGAATCTTCAAAAAATATAGGCATCTTGTATCCGCATTCAGGGCATTGCACCCGATGCATGGATTTTTTCACTTCAATTTCTGATCACCTCCTTGTGTTTCTATGATTTCCATTACAGAAGTCCGCTAAGATCTCCGCCGTTCATAAGAGCGTTTGCGATTGCATCTGCCTTTTCGATCTCATTCGCTGGCATAGGCAGAGCATACAGATTTTTCATCTTCTGATAGTAATCCCTCTGCTCCGGTGTCATTTTTCCGTTAATTTCCATGCTTCGGTATCCCATAATCTCTGATATTTTCATGTCTGATCTGAGTGAATGAAACATTGCGCGGAATTTCCACCAGTGCATATGCGAAACTTTCTGAAGGTCTACATGATACTGTGAAAGAAAAGCAGCATAAATATAATCATCGTCATGCTCGAACGAATAGATTCTCTGCGCATCATCCGGGTTCAGTGCACCGCTTCGCCGTGCCTCTTCCTGACGATATTTCTTCCCACCTTGGTAAAACCACATAATCTGGTCAACAGCGATATCAAGGTCATGTGGAATAATCGGATAATATAGTTCCAACGCTTTTCTTGCTTTCTGAGCATCTCCTATCTCCGGATCCTGCATCAACAGTTCAAATGCAATCGTAACCCGGAAATCTGAATTGATAGCATAAAATTCCTCCCCAATCTGGACGGTTGTGGGAAGATGATCTATGAGCATGTTATATCTCATACCGGACGCTCGTTTGACATATAAGGATGAATTTTCGAAGAATTTTTATTTTTGTTTTTATGCTTCTGATTCCGCCTTGCAGCTCTGTTCGGCGCTGGCATATACTTATTCGTAATGTCGTTGATCTTATCTCCATTACGCGCTTCTGATGTTACTATCGCAAATGCTTCCATACTCTTTCCGAGATTGCATTTTCCTCCGAACAGTTTTTCAGAAGTTCCCTTTCCACAAACAGAATCAAAGAAATCATTCACAACGCCGCACTGATACCGGATACATTCCGCATTGCTTTTTCCTTTATATGCTGTTTTATCCTGGATACGCTCAGCTACCCTCTGACATTCTTTTTCAAACTTTTCAACTACATCCGCATCCAGCAAATCCAGTTCCAGCTCTACTCCGTTAATTAACATGCTCATATCCTCCTCTTATTACGCTGCGGTAAACGCAGATGTCTTTGTATTAAAGTATCCGTCCACCGGGTCTCCTACTGCATTCAGGTTTCCTTTTACGGACTGTTTCTTGTCACCTTCAATGCTCGATACCTCAGCAGAAACCAGGAATTTACGTGCCGCATAAGTAGAATCTGCCGATGCTTTTCCTTCGAACAGTTCCACTCGACAGTATTCAAATTCTGCTTCTACTCCAACAAGATGATTTCTTCCAACCGTGTACAGGGCGTTTACAGCTTCCTGGCTCTTGATCAGATGCGCTTCAAACGGGAACACCGATTTGTACGATGTCACAGAAGAACTTTCGGATGCTTCATTCACATACTTGCTACTTTCACTTTCCGCTCCGAAGGTTTCATTCAAACTGGTAAAACCAACTCCCATAAGAACCCAGTTCGGGGATTCCGATGTGCCGATATTGAGATAATCGGCAATCTGGTGTCGCTGTACAACGTCTCTTTTTCCTGTTGTCTCACTCATTTTTCGTTGCCTCCTTGTAATATAATAATCGCAAGGCTATCTGGTACCTTGCGTTTTCCATTGCTCCATCATAGATATATCCGGGTGACAGCACCTCGATTTCCTCTGCCGACATTCCCTCTGGCATTTCCGGAAGGTTCCCAGATAAGCTATTTTCCTCAATCCAGTCAGCAAGACGCTCGTAAAACTGTGAGTTTTCAATATTCTGAATCCTATCCATGCTGTAATACTCTCTGGATCCAAAATTGAACTGATACTGCCGTTCCGAACTGCCATCCACATACCTCTGTATGATTGGGTCACAGATACCCGTTTCAATCACATACTCCACGGCATCTTGTCCAAGAGCATCCACCCTGAATATACCATCCTGCAAAAGAGGACATTGGAGAAAATACTCCGTAATGCCCTCAACGATACTTTTTACTGCCATATATCCACCTCAGATCTTCTCTGCCCCTCGAAAAATGTCTTCTTTCTCAGCAGTCTTCATACGTTCAAACCATTTTGCGCCGCGGTTTGCATCGTAAGACCGGACTTCTGCGGTATCGTAATACTGATGTGCAGCATACGGAGCTATATAATTAACTTCTCCGCTGCCTACTACGGTTCCCAGAATACCTGATTTTTCCAGCATACCAGTCCTGAACGGAACTCGTGGGCTGCATCTTCTCAACACTTCTGAGTCAACAAACATCTGCTTCTTTTTAAACTGCTCATTCCTCTGTGATGCAAAATTCGGATTCCAAGACAATTCCGCCTGTCCACTTTTTTGGGAACTGATAATCATTCCCCGTGGGTTTGTTATAACTTTTAATCCGCTCATGCCGCACCTACCTTCCAGTGTCGTACCTTCAGACTTCCCCTTTTAGTGTTGTCCGCATACCCTGTCACTTTGACCATTTTCCCATATTTCTTGGCCAGGAACATGCCTATATCATTAATTGGGCTTGCTGCAATCCTGCCATACCGGAAATTAAATGGATCCCACAGCCACTGTTTTCCATAGTATACGCTTGCCTCAATATCTTCCCATTCCGGAAGAATAGTCCCCGTTCGGAAGCTGAAATCATCCCATCGCCACCGCTTCGAATACAGCATCTTCGGGAAAATATAGTCTCCTTCCTGGATTGTCCAGTGTTTCGGGATCTCTTTGGGCGATAGCCGCCGGTATTCCTCCGGCGGCAGGAATGTCCGGTTATCCTGAATATGTGCTGTATATGGAATCCGAATAGCATAGACATCATGGCTTTTTTTATGTCCATCTTCCCCGGATACGCCACTGTTTTCATGCCAACTCACATTATAGATTCTGGTTGGGAAATAAGATTCTCTCCTATCCGGACCTGTGATTGCATTAAAGATCGTCATTTCTTCAACGGCACTTATCATGGATCATCACCACCCTTGACGGAATCATACTTTCTTGAAAATCCGCGATACAAAAGCCCTGTTGAGGAAAGAAACGACCTGATTGCTCCGGTTGCGTCTGAGATAGCATCTTTCTGTGTTCCTCCGTTTGCGTAGGCATAATTCACAGAATAGCCATCATTACTTTCTGAAACTATTTCTCTTCCAGATTTTTCCGCATGCCTATACAGACATTCCGCAGCTGCACATGCAGCTCTTTTTACAGATTCCGGAACTTTATCAAGCCGGTGGATTCTCCCGAAGGTAAGCCGGTCAATCAGTGCAGACGCAAGCAAGATATTTGGGCCGAACTTCTCAGCAGTAATCTCTGTGCCAAGATAATTTTTTGTGTAATAGGCATAATCTGCATACTTTCCGTTTTCCATACCGTATCTGCCTCTCAGTCCTTGGTTTTCTTGATCTCTTCTTTCTTCTGTACAGAAACTTTATTTGCCTGAATTTCACCGACCTGCACAATATTCAGATCTGTGAGGCTGTATCCAAGTGCCTTATAATAGGCTGCCTTGGAATCCGGAATCCTGCATGCAGAGTTACCTTTCTGTGCAAACTGCATACTTACACCTCCTGACCTGCTTTCTTCGCAGCTCTGCTGGCTGTCTTTTTAGTTTCCAGTTCAGAAATCTTTGCTTTCAGCTCAGCATTTTCCTTCTGAAGCTCGTCAATCTTCTTATCGGCATTCTCAGCGTACAGGGTAGCTTCTTCCAATTTTTTCTTCAACTCTGCTGCCTGACGCTTTGGATCTTCCGGCGCCCAGATTGTTTTGTCCGCTTCATCCAGAATTGTATAACCCATCTGTTTGTATTCATCTACTTTTTCGTCTGCAATCTGAAGCACACGATTCTTTTTTCTTGCTTTATACATCTTCTGTTCTCCCTTCATATGATTTACCCCGTGCCGAAGCACAGGGTATAGCAAGATCACGCATCTGTGATGTGGAAATCGATGGCATCTGCCTTTTTGGGCAGAATGAATACGTCTTCAAAAGATTCTTCGAAGTAGTCGTATTTTCCCTGGCTTCCGGCAGATGGCGGGTCAAGCTGTGCGAATGTATAAGAGATCGGAGTAACAACTGCAAGTGGATGAACCAGGAACATATTGATCTGTTTTGCTCCTCCTGCAACCTTCCAACCCTCTGTAAAATCATACAGGGTTTTCATCATATCAGATGGTACAGAAGGGGGAATCTTCACCTCGTCAATAGATGTGATAGCGCGTCTGATACCAGAAGACTGAGAGCTTACATCAATATGTCTATAAATCTGCTTTGCATTCTCAATCAGCGTTCTGGTATCGGGTGTAACATACAGGACTCTTCCTGCGCGTGGTACACGCTTGTTGTCCATATCTTTCATCATCTTGTCAAAGACAGTCAGGACATTTTCTTCTGTAAGAGCTTCTTTGTGTGCCGTTTTTCCTCCGGTTCCCCAGTCGGAATAGACTTTTGATACGCAGTAAGCGCTCATCTCCGGGAATTTCTGCTCCTCATTGTACACTCTTGTGATATTTCCAATAGAAGCAACCATATTGGTTTCCTGGATATCGCGCGGATGCACGAGAGTCTCCCACATTCTGTGGTTTTCCAGAGTGAGTGGAATCCACTCATTACTGTAATTACGTTTTCTGGCGCCGATGGTATCGCGGTCTCCGTCGATACGACCAGTTGTGGTAATTGTAGGTACCTCAATAGTCTTTGAAGATACCCAGCGGAATCTTCCGTTATTCGGCGTAGAAAAAAGTTCTCCAAAATACAGAACATATGGGAACATCTGCACCAGTGCCTGTAAATACTGTGTTGCGTAGTTTAAGTTTGCCATGTAATTATCCTCCTGTTATTTTTTCTCTGGCTGTCTGAGAAGATTAAATCCAAATGGATTAAATGTAGATCCGCCGCCGGATTCACCATTATTTCCAGATCCACCGGTTCCCTGTGCAAAGAACGGTTTGTTTTCCGGCTCTTTGCCTGCCAGTTTCTCTTCTGTCTTAAAGGCTCCTTTATAATCCTCACTCTCCATAAGGGTTTTCATGTAGTCCTCCGCACCAAGGAATTTTCCATCCTCCAGCTTGAATCCTTTCTTGTTGAACTCCGCCATGATTCCCTCACGGGCTGGCTTGCTGGTGAACTGATACTTGCTCATGAACATATCTGCAGCATGGGAATATTCCTGTGCTGTCAGTTTATCTTCCAGGGCCTTGGTATCCGCATTGTACTTGTCTTCCCATTCTTTTGCTGATTTCTTGATGCCTTCAATGTCCATATCCTTATAGGACTGGATCTCTGTATTGGCATCCGTAAGCTGCTGTTTCACCCCGGACAGTTCTGTAACCTTGGCATTGTACTTTTCTTTAGACACATAGCCACCACCGGACAGATCTGCAAGTTTGATATTTCCATCTGCGTCAATAGCAGCTTCCAGTTCCGCGTAGGTCATTGCCTTCGGTTCTTCGCCTTCCTTCGGTGTTCCAAACAGTTTCTTTAAAAAATCGTAAGCCATTTTGCTTACCTCCCTTCGC